AGTTGCGTGAAAAAATAGGATATAAACAGGAATAAAGATGGAAGAACTACAAATATTTGAACAGCATAAAGAGTTGCTCAACACATTAGAAGGTGAAAAATTAACTATTGCGGCAAAATTTATTGCTGATAACCCAGACTGTAGCACTGATGTAGTAGCAATGGCAGTAGAGAAACTATATGCCTAAATCAAAAGCAGAGGTTGTAGAGATTAAAGATCTAGCCAAAGAAATTGAAACTGTTAAGGATGTTCATCTTGCACACATACATGATTGTATACACAGAGTAGAAGATGAGTTGAAATCCAACAAAGAACACTTCAATACCAGAATAGACAAGTTAGATAACCGTATATTTTGGGTCTTAGGACTTACTGTAAGCACCCTAGTAAGCATTATAGCATCAATGATAGTGTAGTATGCCCATTCCTCCTAAAACAGTACAAAACAACGCTAAAAAGGGCTTAGAAGCCAGAGAAAAAGCAGTACCATCAAAGAAAGGTATGACCAGGGTAGGACTTGCAAGAGCAAATCAACTTGCCAGAGGTGACAACATATCTATTCCCACACTAAAGCGTATGAAAAGTTATCTTGCCAGAGCAAGAACATACTATGACGCTGCAAAAGAAAAAGGACTCAAAGCAGAAGACTCACCAGCAATACAAGCATACTTAGGCTGGGGTGGAGTTGCCGCTATAGCATGGGTCAATTCACAACTGAAAAATCAGTAGATTAATTTATCTAAATCACTTGACAAATAATTAATAAAATGTTATACTAAAAGGTTGACAAGTGTATCTGTGTTTGTTATAATATACTCATGTTAAGCAATAACGCTTAACAACAACAAAAGGCAAACATTATGAAAGAAGTAGAAAACAAAACAGCAGAAGCAATAAATGAATTAGCAGAAGCAATGTACACTATTGATAAAACAATAGATACACGCAGTGATTTTAGTGGATATACTATTGCAGACAGCATGGGTATTATTGCAGATTCAATGTTTAGAATTGCTGAAGCAATGGAAAAAAACAAGTAGAAATACTAAGGGAGGGGTAAAACCCTCCCATCTTTTTGTGTAAAAACACACAAAAAGGATAAATACTTTATGTAGTTTGGTTAACATTGATTTCCTAATATAAATCTTTAAATGTTTTGCCAAACAATAAGCCAGATATGCTATCAAATTCAAGAAGTGGCCTTCTTAATATGATTATCCCCGGCTTTAAGTGTTAGCCAAACTACATTCCTATAATTTATGTAAAATGTAAATGATTTGAAAGTCAATAAAAAAGCACCTTAGGGTGCTTTTTTTATTCTGCTCTGTTATTCTTTTTAAGGAATAGGTTTGTTAGGACAAGCCAATAATACTTATTAGTGTTTAATAATTCTTTGGTTTATTCTGGTGCACATCTGCAAACAATTCACCTGCTCTCCATGCTGCATAGTCTGGATGTTCTTCCATTAACCAAGGTTTTGCATTGTATTTGGGATTGCTTTTCCATCCATGGTCTGTGGTAGTCCAACCTTTTGCTGAATCTGTTCTTGGTTGCTTGTGATACACTGATCCATGATGTCTGTGCTTTTGACTTAGTGTGAGTGGATGCATACCTAATTCATATGCAAGTTCACTTTGTGTCTTACCGTAGTGTTTTTCTACTGCACTTGGATTTTTACGCCTTTGAAAGGGTGATCCAAATCTGTAAACTCTCAAGTATATTGCTTCAGGTGTTTTGCTTTCTTTTTCTGCTATATCTAACACATGCACACCCCAGTCATGTTTAAAACTGCTGTATCCATGTCTTTGTCCTAGTATATTGCCCATATCTTTTCTCCTAAAATATTATTGCTATGCACATTATTTATCAGTTTAAAACAAAAACAACCGCTTTTTAGGGTGATTTACCCATTTTGTCATAAATATCTATACATTAAGGCAGAACACATCATGGCAAAACACAGAACCCTACAAAATAATCAACACATAAGGTTAGCGGGCCAGATATATAATACCGCTGTGTAAAAACCGAGATAAAAGACCGGACACGCAACATGTTGAGACACTTCCACAACTATAGAACCCTATATAGTTGGTAAAGGTAGCAAATGCAGAAGCCAAGAAGTTAAGTATTGACATAATATGAATGTTGACATATGAAAAGCATCATACAGCACATAAACAAGCAGAGTATAAGGTAACGCATCTGCTATTGCTAACAGCAAGCCTCAGAGAGTGTGGAGTGAGTGAGAGATCCATTGTGCTGATGTAAAAAATACTCTCTTCCTTGTGGCAAGAAACACATCATCAAGTTACTTGCTTTTTTTTAAGGAACCTGTGTATGGTTCCTTATGACTGCAAAATCAATCATCAAGTTAACAAAATAACTTCTTCATATGAACTTCAAAGGTTCTTGAAAAGAACTTCTCTAGAACTAGTAGCAACAAAAATCAACTAGTAGATGAAATCTACTAGGTGTTTGCAGTTGCGTTAAGCCCTTTTAGGGCTTACTACTTGAGAGCATAATGCCTTTCTTAGAGACATAAATCTATCACCTCTATAAATATCTTTATGGAAGTAACACACAAACCACTAACAAAACAAGAACTCAAAAAGATGAGCACTAAAGGAGCAATGCCTCCAGGAGCAGAGTTGTGGGCTAGAACAGTAGCACTGCAAACAACTCAAACTCAGCAACAAATAGCCACTGTGAGAGAGATATTAGATATGCCATACTACACAAGAAAAGATGTGTGTGTATGGGATGACAAGATAGTTAGAATAACAAACAAACAACATTATCAGCGTACAAAAGCAGGTTCTTGGTCAAACAATCCCCGTAATGCACAAGAAAACACAGAAAATTAGACAAATTGTATAAATAACAGTGCAATTACAGTTATTATAACTGATTTACATTATGTAGCAATTACAGTGAGCACAATATGGCAGTAGAACAAGATCAATCCGTGGATAATGTACAAAAAAGCAACATCATTGAAATCAATGGTGAAGTGTATTTCCATGATGAGAATGCCATAGCACAGGACTATGTAGCACAACCTAGACGCAAATTTGCTGAGAAAACCATAAAAGGTATTGTGGTAGGCAGAGGAGAGAATAGGCAAATCATAGACATAGAACAAGTGCGTAAACTTGCAGCACTCAACTGTTCATATGCTGACATGGCCAAGTTCTTTGGTGTGAAAGAAAACACATTCAGAGACAATTTTAGGCGTGAAGTAGAGCGTAGCAGAGAAACACTCAAACACAGGCTAATGGAAGCAATGATCACAAATGCTGTGGACAAATTAAATCCAACGGTGCAAATCTGGTTATCAAAGAACCTCCTAGGGTTCACTGATCAGCCAGTTAACGCTGCAGAAAGTGTACCATTACCTTGGAATGAAGATGAATAAACAGACCTGTAAGACTTGCCAGTATCAAGCAGTATAGCACCTAAGTCTTGATGCTGGGAAGCAACCCTTTTACAGAGATATAGATATGTATGATATAAGTGATATAAAGAGATTTTGGGACAAAGTGCAAGTAGGCACTAACTCAGAATGTTGGGAATGGCAAGCAAGTACCACCGTGGGCTATGGTCAATTCAGACTAAACGGCAAGATATTGCGTAGTCACAGACTTTCATGGTCAATGGCTAACAGTCAAGAAATACCAGAACATTTATTAGTAATGCACAGTTGTGATAACAGACGGTGTCAAAATCCAAATCATTTAAGTTTAGGCACACATCAAGACAATGTAGATGACATGGTAGCCAAAGGTAGAAGTGCTAAAGGCTCAAGGAATGCTTACCGTAAATTAACAGAACAACAAGTAAGAGAAATCAGGTTAGCATACAAAAACCCTACACCAGGACTCAACAGACAACTACAAAAGAAATACGGTGTGCATGAACACACCATATACAAAATTGCAACAAACAGATCATGGAAACATGTAAAGGTATAAAGGAGAAAAGATATGAAAATGCCAGATATGAACAAACAAAGTTCACACAAAACCCACTCACTTAACACACTAACACTCACAGGTATAAGTTTACTGTGGGGCACAATGTTAGGTTTAATCAACCCATGGTGGAACATAGCCACAGTACTTCTATTGTTAGCAGGCTATGGTAATGAGATCTCAGAACGCAAAAAAGAAATAGAAAGTCTCAAGATCTAGTGCATGAAACTAAGTGCGCCACAACAAACCATCAGTGACCACAGTGCAAGATTCAAAGTTTGTGCTGCTGGCAGGCGTTTTGGCAAAAGTTTCTTAAGCATCAATGAACTTGCAAAGTTTGCAAGAAAGCCACATCAGCGTTGTTTATATGTAGCACCCACATACAGGCAAGCAAAGACTGTGATCTGGGAAGAACTAAAAAGTCAACTGTATGCAGTAAAGTGGATAAAGAAAGTAAATGAATCTGACTTAACCATAACACTGGTTAATGGCAGTACCATTGTGATTAGAAGTGCAGACAACAGAGATGCATTGCGTGGTAGCAAGTATAACTTCATAGTGCTAGATGAGTGTGCGTTTATGGGAGAAGATGTTTGGTACAGTGTGTTAAGACCAACACTGTCAGACACAGGAGGTAGTGCTCTATTCATTACTTCACCTGATGGGCGTAATTGGATATATGACTTGTGGGTAAATGCTAATGCACAAGAGGATTGGGCAGCGTTCTCTTATTCAACAATTGAAGGTGGCAATGTTCCACAGACAGAGATAGATGCCGCAAGGCGTGACTTAGACCCCAAGCGTTTTGAGCAAGAGTATGAAGCCAAGTTTATTGATACATCAAGTGTTATATTTTATGCATTCACAGAAGACAATGTTGTAGTTAAACCTACACCAGAGATGAGAGCACCACTACACATAGGAATGGACTTCAATATTGATCCCATGAGTGCAGTAGTGTGCTACAAAGGTGCAAACAGTTTACACATAGTAGATGAAATAGAAATATGGAGTTCAAATACACTAGAGATGGTGCAAGAGATACGCAAACGCTATGGCAATGAGAAACAAATATATGTGTATCCAGACAGTTCAGGTGCAAGAAGAACTACAAATAGCACAGGTATAAGTGATCACATCATACTGCAAAACAATGGCTTTAGAGTTATAAGTGGTAAAACAAATCCACCAGTAGGAGAAGCCATAACAGCAGTGAATTCATTATTGTGCAACACCACTGGAGAAAGGCGTTTAACCATAGACCCTAAGTGTAAAAGATTGCGTGAATGTTTGATCAAACACACATACAAGCCTGGTACTAGAATACCAGATAAAGACTCAGGCTTTGATCATATGACAGATGCACTAAGGTATGTAACGCATACACTATTCCCACTAAAGCAATTACCCAGAGATGCAGTTATGCAAACCAGGATGCGTTCTGGTAGGATGATGAACTAACTAAATAACAGTATAGGAGATAAAAATGGCATTCAAAGGTGATACACCAGATCCAAAGAGTTCAAAAGGAAAGAAACTAGAAAAGATAGTTTCTCACAATCCATTTCTCAAAAAGATGAGAGCCCAAAGCAGAGGTGAAAAGTATTCTGAGATAGTATCAGGTGATAACTCTGAAGAATACAAAGCCAACTATGACAAAATAGCCTGGGGCACCAGAGATGAAACTCCTAAGAAATACAGAGTAAAAGTAAATGGGCGTTATGTAGATGAGGACAAAGATGAAGGGCACAGTTAAGACACTACAAGACTTAGACAGAGCAGATGGTATAACTTCATTCAGATCTGAATTTGAAGAACATCCAGGTAGAAAGATGTGGAAAGAATACATACAAGCATACGCATACTTAGATCCAGTAGAACAAGCACAACACAAATTAGCAGACTCAACAACATGGCGTAACTATTCAGACGCAATGAGGTTAGGTATACAGATATACAATCACAGAACAAATGGTGGATTAGAACCACCCCCAGGAACTTAAAAAGGAAATAGATATGAAGATATATGATGCAATGTACAGATTTACTTACAGAGATGGATATGGTGGCACATTTACCACAGTGGCCTCATTTGCCAGTGACAAATCAGAAGAAGACTTACAGTTACAAATTGATGGACACTGTAAAAAGTATGGCGTAATTGGCATGGACGCAGTTGAGCCACAAGACTTAGAGTTTGAAGACTTGATTGATGACTAAGTTCAGTTACAAACCTCTGCCTAAAGGACTCACAATAGGTAACAGTAATATACAAGGTTTAGGTTTGTTTGCCACAGATGTGTTTGACTCAAACACCATACTGGGTATAAGTCATTACATATTGGACTATGAAATAATAAGAACACCATTAGGTGGCTTCATTAATCACAGATTGAAACCCAACTGTGAACTGGTAGAGAATGGTAACACATACATATTGAGAACACTGAGACCCATACTACCCAAAGAAGAAATCACAGTGAGGTATACACTAGAACAATGAAAGGACAATGGGAAGGCGGTAAAGGAAGTAGCAGAAGAAAGACTGCCAATGACAAAGACTACAGGGATAATTGGGATTTAATTTTCAACAAATCAAAAAAGGATAAAAAAGATGAGAGCAATACACAAATACAAGAACGCAGCACAAAGGGGTGACAGAGAAGCAATGCGCCGCATTGGACAAAGCCATGGTTATAAATGGAGCATACATGATATGCCAAAGATGATTGCGTTACTGAAAAGAGCAGGCATTGAAATAGAATCACCATATGAGCAAAAACGCATAGATGCGGCTCCAAGCACTACACAGTTCAAAGAAGATGTTGTGAACAGTTACACAGACAGTCACAGTGCAAAAGTGGTAGACACAATTAAACTGTAACACAGGTAGGTGTATAAGTTTAGAAGGGCAGGCAACTGCCCTTTTTTATGGCCATTAAAAAACCCTCAACACAGAAAACTGTGAAGAGGGTTTGAACATAAAGACCAACAGTGTCCACACTTATTGAAACACTGTTAGCGTTAGCACAGCACTATTACTGTGATAACTTTCTTATTATAACATCTTTTAAGGTGATGTCAACCTTTTTTTAATTTATTTCTCAATGCATCAAATTGAGTTTGTCTACTAGAACTAGATGTATTTCTTTTTAATTGTGCAACTAGAGAATTTGTGTCAAATGATAAGTCATCATCTTCTGATTCCTCATCTTCTTCTACTATATTGGTTTCTCTTATTTTATTCAATATTTCTTCAGCCTTTAAGTTGTCTTCTCTTGGCTCAACTCTTATCCAAGTATATGATCCTTCTATTTCACAAGGATCAACTTGGAATTTCACATTGTATAATAAATGTGATATGCATAGCACACCGTTATGGTATTCAAAGGCGTCCAATTGGCACCCATCTTCTCTTATAATGCCAAACGGTTTTTTGTGTAATGGTATGTAAATATTTTCTTCATCTGATCTTATCATTTTTTTCTCCTATATAGTGGTTAAGATTTTGTTGCTGTATTTTTCAGCTATTGCTTTAAATTGTATTCTGTCTACAGTGTCAAGCAATAACATCATAGCCTGCCATTTAACATAACAGTTTTCACTATTTGGTAAATCAATGTGTTTAGGTATTGAGATAGTATTTGGTTTACCTTGAAACACTGTTTCAATATCTTTTAACAAGTTACTGTCAACTTGCCTCATTTTTAAATTATGTTGTTGGACCATATTAAACACAGTATCTACTATGGTTAGCAAGTTACCAGGTTGTACATGATCAATATATTTTCTAGCAAAATAGTTTTCTTTGTTAGTTTTGCCTTTGAGTCCAATATCTAGACCTGATACTTTTGGAACTTTCCAATTGTCTATGTCCTTCCAATTTATGTTCATGCCAGTTTTGTTTTCTCTATCCCACCATGGCGCATTGTTTCTTACGCAATTATAAGTGGTAGGATTACCCACAACATTCTCCATATACCATGTAAGTGCTTCAATTACTAGATTAGGGTTATGTGGTGTAGGATTTTGTTTTGTTTTAAATGTTGTAACATTCATTATGAACCTACCTCCTGTGTTAAATGAAGTGCAAGTTTATGCTGATCACATAAGTTATCCCAAAAAGTAGTATCTTGTAAGTATTGTTTGTAAGTAATTTGTAACATAATATCTCCGTTTGTTTTGCCTTTTTACTGGTTATATCTTAAATGATATACTATTATTTATTAAATAAATGCAATCTTATGCACAAAACCGGCTAAAAATTGAAGATTATCCAAAAAAATTGCTAGATTGTATAAATACTACTGTTAATTAACAAGGCAAAGAACCAGGAGATAAACTTGGCAGATTCACATCCATATGTTGACTTTGTGGTCAGCAATCACCCACTATATGACAGATACTATAAAGATTGGCGTTTGCAAGAAGTCAGTTACTATGGATCAACTGAATACAAACACGCAAGACTACTAAGAGCATACACTGTTGACCTGCAAACTCCCGCAGAAACTGTTAGCACCTATGTAACAGATGAATCAGGTGCCGTAGTAGCCAAACGCAGAGCCACATTAGAAAAGAATCCAACAAATTCACCTAGTGCAGCCGGCAGGGGTGATGATGTATTAGATGGTTCTTTCTATGGTGAGAAGTTAGACAACACACCGCTATACAACTATGTTAAACTTATTGTAGCAGAGTATAGTGCTATGTTGTGGCGTAACCCACCTCAAAGAGTGTTATCAGAAACACCAGAAATACAAGAATTTATAGAAGATGTAGACGGTGAAGGTAACTCAGTAAATGAGTTTATGAGCCTAGTAGACACATGGAGCACCATATACGGTGTTGTGCATGTAGGCTGTTACAAGCCAGTAGGTTCAGATATTCCTAAATGGAAATTGCACAAACCAACTGATGTTACTAACTGGGAATACACATATGATAGAAATGGCAACTTAGAATTAAGCAAAGTTGCAATCAAAATAGAAGACTCAGATGTACACAGCATATACCGTGTGATGACAGCGGACACTATTGACACAGTGTTTATGGGCAAAGATGATGATTATGTAGCACCAATTGATGATCCTGATTTATTACAATTAGATGAAGCAGTGTTCATGATATCACAGCCAAATGAATTAGGCTATGTGCCACTTAAAACATTCTATCAAAGTGTCAAAGTTTACAACAATGTTGGTACCACAGTTATACAAGATGTAGCAGGTATCCAACGCAGCATATACAGTTATCTAGCAGAGATATATTCTGCAGTAACATATTCAAGCCATCCTACTCTTATTGTTGATGAAACAACATCACAGATGAATGATGGTTCAATTGGAGCAGAACCAGGAAGTGTAGTTACAGTACAGGCTGGGCTTACAGGTGAAACTGCTTATGTGTATGAATTTGCAAGTCCACAATTGGACAGTATAGAACAAATACAAAAATTAATTGACAGCCAAATTGACAAACTAACGCAAATTGCTATGTTGCGTTCAGAAGATTTAATCAAAGCATCACGCTCAGGAGAGCAAATAGAAGTATATGATGACAAGTTGGCTGCACAAATACGCAGAAAAGCAATCAATTTAGAAAACGGAGAATCAAAGTTGTGGGACATATGGTTTGATTGGACTAATCAAACTAAACCAGAAGACTTTGGTGTCTCTTATAATAGACAATATAACAAAAAAGCACTTGAACATGAACTCAATGAAATCAACTTAACTATGCAGTTACTTGAGAAGTATGAGAACATGTTTGATGATGCACCAAATGAAGAATATGCTACCGTAGAGGAAGCAGTAGGTAGGGCACAACAACTAGGTGGTGATGGGTATCACAGTCACACTAAAAGTGATGGTGGTATGATATACATGCCATTTAGTTCACATTCAGAATTTGAAGCAGCACTAGGTTATGTAGACTTAGAAGCAGACTTCAAAGATGATGTGAGGGAAACAATAAAACAAAGATTACAACAGTTGTTGAACGCAAGTTCCACAATGAATGGTCTTTGATGGAGATATAATAAACTACGCTAACTCCAGGCGAGAACTAAGGAGAGAAAAATGAGTGAAGAGTTCACTACAGACACTCTAGTTGCAGGAGAAAATGTGCAACCAGTCAGTACAGATACTGAAACAGACACGCAAGTGGAAGTAAAATCTGAAGATGTTAGTGCTAAGGCACCAACAGTAGAGTCAAGAGACGGTAAAATGTTTGTTGATGGCGTCCGTGTTTACACAAGGGATGACACTAACAAGATTGCCGCTAATGCCAAAAGAGATGTTGAAAGCAGACTCTTAGAGGAATTAGAAGTTGACAGTTTTGACAAAGTTAAGTCAGTGGTAAAGCAGTTGCAGACTGCAGACCCAGAACAAGACAGTCTTAATGTTAACAGTCTCAGAGACGCAGTTAAGAAGAAAGAGCAAACAGTTGAAGAACTAAGAGCAGAATTGCACTCAGTTAAAACAGAATATGCTCTGAGGGAACATGTAGGGTCATTGAAAGATTCAATGCCAACTAGTTGGAATCAAGATCAAAAATCTGCAGTTATTGATTTGATGAAAGCCAGAGACATGTTGCACTACCAGGAAGGTACTTTTGCTATTAAAGCAGGAGGTGAATTCTTAACAACTGATGGTGAGACTCCTGATTATAAGTCAGCAGTTGAAGTAGTTGGTAAAACACTAGGTTTACCATTTGCTAAGAAAGGTATTGACACATTTGACTCTGAAGCAACTGCACCAGTTGAGAGTAAAGAGGCTAAACCTTTGAATGCAGAGCGTTTAAAGACAGATGCACTTTACAGAAAGGCTTATGTAGACTTGAGAGAAAAACAAAGATTAAGCAGAGGTCAAATTACAGACAGTTTAATCAAAAAAACAATGGACAGTTATGAGTTCAACTTAGCCTCAAAAGGCTTGAGCACAAAATAACTGTTTGAAATAACCATTAAATACAAAGGAGAATAAAATGGCAGCAGTAGGAACTACAACATTAACTTCATTGTATGAGGACATTGTAGCAGATCTCATTCCATATTATGACAATGCGGTCTTGTTACCAAATCCATCACTAATTGTGAACTCATACAACTTAGAAGGCAGTGTAGGTAATCAAGTAAAAATCCCAGTCACAGACGCATGGGGTTCAGGTAACTCATCAGTAGGTGAGAATACAGCTATTATAGCAAACGCTGAAGAAAACTTTGCACCAAGCAATGTTATCTTAAGTGTTAACAAAAGAGGCGCAGGTTCTAAAGTTTCAAATGAATCATTAGAAGATGTTCCAGGAACAGTTGCAACAGCAACAACAACCCGTCTTGCAAGAGCAATTGCTCAAGGCACAGACATAGCAGGATTTAGAGTCATGCTAAGTGGTTCAGAAACAGCATTAACAGACATTGCTAATATCAGTGCATCAGTTGTTAATGACGGTCACACAAACGCAGTCTTAGACGGCAGCACAAATGAACTTGCAATGGTGTTCTCACCAGAAGCAGGTGGATATGCAAGTAAGCGTACACCAACAGTTAAAATGTTTGAAGACATTGACACAGATGCAGTTGAGTTTGTAGCAACAGTCAGAAATGGTTTTGCACAAATCAGACCTACTTACATCCGTACAGTAGCATCAGGTGGTATTGGCGCTAATGTTGCAGCAAGTGCTTCTTTAGACTTCTTTGCAACTTCAATTGCTAACTTAAGAGCATTAAACGCTCCAACAGACGCAACAGGTTTCTACATGGCATGTATCACAGCAGGTCAAGAACTACAGTTAAGTAAAGAACTTAACGGTGTAGGTGGAATCTCAAGTGGTTCTATTGGTTCAGTTGCTCAAATGGCAGCAAATGATGCGTTAATGCAAGGACTAGTTTCTGTAGCAATTGGTGCTAGATTCATTAGATCAAACAACTTACCTTCAGGCTTAGCAGCAGCGTAAGGTAACTAAAGGAAATATTATGGCATTTATAACAGTGGGTGGAAATGTAATTAGTTACGCAGAGGCTTTGGACATAAGAGACAAGGACCAGCGTATCTATGAAAGCAATGAAATTGACTTTACTAATGTGCCTGATGCTCCTGGATCACTAGATGAATATTTGGAAGATCTAGCCGGAAAGACAACTGACAGAATCAATCAAAAGATTAGGTTAAGTACTAGATGGCAAGAATATTTAGGATATGTTGGGACTAATTATAATAGTCTCAACACTATCCCTGACTTCCAAGCAAACAACATAGTGAACAGGAAACCAGACTTTACTGACATGTGTGCTTATGGTGTACTTTATATGTACTTGCTACCCAAGGTAGCAGACTTTGGTAACCCAGAGAGTGCAGAAGTGCAAAAGATTCAATATTTTGAATCACGCTTTAACAGTTTGTTTGAAGAACTAATGGCTGACTTTACTTGGTATGATTCAAGTGGAGACGGCACAGTTAGTGACTCAGAGAAACTAGTAAGTTATAGGCGTAACAAACGCACACGCGGTAATAAGAGTGTGGTGAGGGTGTCTTAATGGCTTATAGAGATGATTTATTAGCCAATTTAAGCATAGCATTAAATGGTTCTAATGTAAGTGTTAGTTCTGAACTGCCTTTTGACAGTGCAGGTGTTCCTCTTTATGAGAAGAACATGAAAAAACTGTACATAGGTGAGGACAACATAACCAAAGAGCCATTAATTGAAGTGTTAGATTTCAATCCAGTTGAAAATGTTGTTACACTTGTAACAGCATTTTTAACAATTGATGCCAAAAACCCTTTAGGAGATATAGATACTATAACTGATGCTGTGATAAACAGCAAGAACAGTATACCAGACCAGATCAAAAGAAATTGCGTGATGGTCACAGAGTTTACTGCAGATAGTTTGACATATCAATTTGAATTTGAATTTACAACAATATAAAACAGGAGATTAGCAATGACTAATATAGTAGTTAATGAAACAGCAAGTTTTGTTAAACTCAAGATAAATGCAAGTGGCGCTTTTGCAGATGCAAACGCAGCAATGGCAGATGCAGCAAATGTTGTAACTGTACCGGCGCTGACTGATGTAACTTTAAACGCAACACCAGGAACATTTACTTGGGAGCAACTTGATGAGTTGAGTCAACAAATTGTTACAACACCTAGCACAAACTCAGTAAGTTTGAATGCAGTATTAGATACTGTTTCTTTCTTTGATGGCGGCGGTAGTACTGCTGGTATCTGGGACATCACTAATAATAAGACTAAAGTTTACTTTAGATTACATTTGAATGGTGATTCCGCTGGTGATTATTATGTAGAAGGAGAGGGATACCTAAGTGGCTTAGCCCCTACAGTTTCCCCTACCGCGCCCGTTTGGGTTACACCACTAGAAATTTTAGTGGATGGCTCATACACGCAATCAGTAGTAGTCTAATTTAGGCAATATGTAACGCATAAACAACTGCTGAAGGCAACTTCAGCAGTATGTTTTTAACAGGGAGAACACATGTTTTCAAAAGAACAACAAGCAGTTTTGCAATCAGCCAAAATTAGGGATCTATTTCACACACATTGTGTGCAAGGTGATGCCAAAGAATTAACTATTGCTGGTGGCGTAATTAGTGCTGAAGATTTAGCAACACATTATGGCGTCAAACTAAGCAAAACACAAAAATCAAATAAATATAAAGGTATAGAAGATGCAGATATGGGAAAAACTGACACCGGAGGAAATCTTACAGACTCTGGAGCAGGAGATAGCAAAGAGCAAGAGTGAATTACACTGTGCTCAAGCAGATATAAAAAAAGTAAGTAGTAGAATTGCGTTTTTATTAACAGCAGTTCATAATTTAAAAAGTAGAGATATAAAGGAATAAGATATGAAAATTTCAGAATTAGCACATAAACCAAAACTAATCAACATTGTTGTTGATGACCAAGAAATACAAGAATTATACTCAGACGCCATTGAATTTTGGTGTTATGATAGGCAACCACTCAACAGGTTTGTGAAATTTGCAAACATGTCAGAAGAAACATACCCAGAACTCATAGAATTTTGTCAAGATCTCATCTTAGATGAAGAAGGCAATAAAGTTCTTGTGGATGAAAAAGTATTGCCAACTAAGATTTTGCTGAAGTGTGTTAACAAAGTTGTTGAACAACTGGGAAAGTAACAGGCAGTTCCATAGAAGAAGGTAGTAAGGACCTGTCTTTTTGTTTGTTGTTAGACAATCTAGGTGAAAGATACAGTATGTTGCCTTCACAAGTACTGGACAAAGCAGACACATTAGATCTGCATGTGTATGACACAGCAATGAGCTATGCCAAACACTTGCAAGATAAGAAAGATAAGAAACCAGATGAATTCTATGATATAGAAACATTAGAAAGGGCAGTTAAAAATGTTAAAAGTTGAAAGTTACGCAGTAATAAAAGCATTAAAAAGTATGGAACCAGCTGCATTGAGAGCATGGGGAGATACTGGCAAGTATATGAAACGCATAACGCCCAGAGACACTGGTAACGCACAAAGAAAAACAAAAAGAACACCTAAACGCAAAATAGTTGCAAACTACGGTTATGCAGCCAAATTAGATAGCGGTGAAGGTAGTAAACAAGCACCAAATGGTATGACTGGGCCAGCAAGTGACCAATTTGAACAGAGATTTCTACCTAACAGATTGAGGAATATATAATGGCTAAGAATGTCAAAGTAATACTTACACTTGAAGATAAGCAATTCAGTAGAAACATTAAGAAAGCAGAAACTGATGTAAAGAAATTTGGTGACACAGGCTCAAAAAGTGTAGGTAAACTTGATGGTGCATTCAAAGCATTAGGTGCTGCAATTGCAGTTGCCGGTATTGTAGATTTTGCTAACCAAGCAGTTAACTTACAAAACAGATTGCGTGGTGTTGTTGGCACTCAAGAAGAAGCAGCAGCCGCCTTTAAATTAGTTCAAGATGTAGCCAGAGATACAAGATCAGGTTTAGGTGATGTTGCAGATCTATTTGCTAACTTAACAGTTGCCACAGCAGATATGGGCAAATCACAAAAAGAAGTTGCTGCAATATCAAGCACATTCTCTAAAACATTAAAGATATCAGGTGCTGATGCTAACGCAACATCAGGTGCTATTAGACAGTTTGGTCAAGCACTTGCAAGTGGTGTGTTAAGAGGTGATGAATTTAACAGCATCATGGAAGCCAACCCGGTGTTTATGCGTAAGGTTGCTGATGAGCTAGGTGTTACAATTGGTGAGATGAGAGCACTAGCATTTGAAGGTGCACTCACAGCAGATGTTATCACACTTGCCACAGAAGATATGGCAAACGCAGTAGATGAGCAATTTGGAAACACTGTTCCAACTATCAGTGAAGCATTTACACAATTACAAAATGAATTAGTTGGTATTTTTGCATCATTACAAGAAGATACACAGGTATTTTCTAAAATATCAGGTATTATATTATTACTTGCAGAGAATGTAGAGTTCTTAGCAAAAATGTTTGCAGTAGCCTTTGCAGTAGCAGTAAGTCAAAGGATAGTAGCAACAGCAATGGCAGTTGTACAGTTAGCAACAGCATTTAGAAGTGCCGCAGTAGCAGGAACACTGTTACAGGGTGTTACTGGTGTTGGTTTAATTAAAGTAGGTGCAGGTATTGCCGCAGCAAGTGCCGCCATTGTGGGCATGAATGCATTGTTTGATGATACCATAGATGGTGTAGAAGAATTAGGTGACGCAGGCAAAGACATAGACTTGAATCTTCCAGACAAACCAGATCAAACACCAGGTACACCAGGTAGCACAGAAGATGATGGTGATGGTGGTCAGAGTAGAGCCGCTAAAGCACTAGAGTTGGCTAGACAAAAAACTCAAGCAGAAAAAGATCTCAAGAAAGAAAAAACAGCAACAGCAGCCGCAGAAAAAAGACTGTTAACACAAATTACAACAAACTTAGCAAAAAGCAAAGAAGTATTAGAAACAAACAAAGCAGACTTAGAAAACAAATTAGCAGAACTTGAACTTGAAAATGAATTGTTTGGGTTAGGTGAAAGAGAGAAAGAACAACGCAGAGACATTGCTGATTTAGA